GGAGGGCCAGCAACGGGTTGGCGACAGGTTCAATGCCGAGCTTCTCGACGGCGGCGAGCACGTCACGCTCGATCCGGATCTGTGCTGCCTTCAGGGCCGCCTGCGGCGTCGCCCCGCCGTGCACCTTACAGCGGGTTCGGTCGGAGAGCGGCCATTTGTGGCAACGCCCGTCGGTGCCGGGCTTCGCGTTCTTCGCCTTCGCGTGGCAGTGCGGCTTGTCGCACAGCACTGGCGGCTCTTCGCGTGTCACAGCTGTCCCCTCTCGCGTGTCAAGCTGGGAACGATCCTAACTCGCTGTGACGATCTTTCCTACCTCCGCGCCTGCTTCGTAATGCGGCATGTCGGCGTGCTCGGACTCGGTCAGCACCAAGAACAGCTCAGGAACGCGCCGGTGGTACGGGTCGAGCGATCGCGGCACCACGCGCTGCATGGTGCGGATCACGTAGTGGGGCGTGTCATCCGGAACCGCACCGACGAGCTTCAGGGCGTCCAGGCAGAATTTCAAGGTGAAGGCGATATTGTCGCTATCGGCCACCTTGTCGCTGCCCGGGTACCAAACCAGCTCGGCTACCAGCGGACCAAGCTCGCGCGGTAACTGCTTGTGCAGCAGGTTGGCCGTGTCGTCTCGAATGAATGAGCGGACGCGGTGCGCTTCCCATTTCCCGTACCGGTCGTTGAGCGTGTACGGGGGGCGCTGCCACGGAAGCAGGAACACCCACTGTCTGGTCATCCCACCATCGTAGTGGGTGTCAAGACCTCAGGAACACGGGCAGAATGAATCCGGTACCGGAGCCGACGTCCACCGCGAGGTCCAGGGTGCTTGGCCAGGCGGCCATCGCGCCCGCCTTGTACTTGGCGAAGAACTGCGCGAGGAGCTCGCCGCCAGCACCTGCCATGTTGTCGAACAGGAACTCAGGGGCATCGCTGTATCCACGCACGCTCACGCCGACCGCGCGCAGCCCGTCGGCAGTCGGTGTGGGCACGCCGGAGACGGCCTTGTCGATCTTGCCGGTCGGGATCCACATCAGGTCGTCCGAGACCGAGTTGCCGAGCAGCGCGCCCGGGCCGCCGCCGGCCGGCACATCCCAGACGGCAAACCCGTTGACACCGGTCGACGAGTTGGCCGCCGTTCCGTTCGTGCGGAAGGTGAACGCGCCATTGATCGGCACGCCCTTCTTGACCGGCACGATGGCCACCCACAGCTCACCGTTGATCGTGGAGACGTCCCGGCAGACGTAGAGCGGCACGTTGCAGCTGTGGCCGTTGAAGCGGGCCGCCGCCGGGTCCGGGGTGGGCAGCTGCTGGGCCGTGCCGGCGAGGGTCAGCAGCGCCTGCACGGCGGCGGCCAGGTCAGCCTGAGGCACGCCGCCGGGCGGCAGCTGGTAGGCGGAGCCCGCCTCGGTAAGCAGGGCCTGCACGGCCGCAGACAGGTCGGACTCGGGGATGCCGCCGCCCGGCTTGACGTAGGCAGCGGCGGCCGTCGTCTGCGCGTTGCTGGCCGCCGTGGCCGCGCTCGATGCCAGCGTGCCGGCCGCGTTCGCCGTCGAGGCAGCGGAAGTCACGTCGGTGGTGAGCGTCGTCAGCGCGGTGCCCAGGCCGCTGATCGCGCTCTGCGGGATACCGGTTCCCACGCCCAGCTTAGGGTTGAGCGGATCGGTGTTGTCGACGGCGATCGTGCCGTTGGAGGCGGTGACCGACTCGATGCCGGATCCGCCACCGCCGGGCGGCAGGAACTGCGACGGCACCTTGCCGGCGACGAGCGGGGCCACCGTGTCGCCCACGGCGGACAGCGGGACGTAGGCGGTGCCCGGGTTCGGGGCCGGCAGTGACGCCGACACGAGCTGCTCGAAGCTGGCGTCGGCGTCAATGACGGCCCAGAAGGCGCGGTACCAGGTGGTGCCGTCCGGCCGGGTGGCGTGCACGGTGATGTTGTAGGCCCACCCGGCCGGCGAGACACCGGAGATGGTGGCCGCTGGCATGGGCTGCGCCGTGGTGTCGATGCCGCCGCTGCCTGAGATGGTGAACGTCCAGCTGCCAGGCAGCAGGAGCACGTGGTTCGTCCCATCAGCGAGCGGATATGGCATGCGGAACGTGACGGTGCCGCCCGTGGCCGGCACGCCCTTGTTGTCGGCCACCGTGCCCGTGACCTTGACCGGCGTGATGCCGGGCAGCAGCGTCATGGCGTCACGCCTGGGCGTGCAGCTGGGAGGCAGCGGTCAGCAGGTCCAGGAGCTGCTTGACCACGGACTCGGCGAACCCGCTGGCCGTCAGCGCGGCGGCCAGCTGGTCCTTGTCGACGTTGACCACGGGCAGCGCCTTCAGCTGGGCCAGGATCTGGGCGTCGCGCTGCTGGTCTGCGGTGAACTCCACGTCCAGCTTGGTCATGATGGCCTGGAGCATCGCGCCGTTGGCGACGGCGGCCTCCTTGCCCTGTCGGGCGAATTCGTCGGCGTAGCCCAGGAAGTCCATGGCCATTTCGGTAACCTGGGTTCCGTCGGGGCGGAGCAGCCCGTTGGGGCTGAGCTTGTCGGTCCAGCTCACGTCGTCCTCCACGTTCTGCCCGAAGGCGTCCTGTCGTGCTTCGTTCTCGTCGCAGCCGACGCCGGCCACCCAGACGGTGCCGATACGCTGGAACAGGTTGATCCGGGTGTCGACCTTGCCGCCGGACCAGGCGGCAGTCTGCCAGGACCAGTGGGCCAGGCCGGCGTCCAGGGCGCGGCTGACCGCGTAGTACCCGCCGTAGACGCCCATGCGCTCTGTGCCGAGCACGGACTGAGCACCCGCCAGGTAGTCACCAACAGGACCGAGCTTGGCACGTGGGTCCGGATTGCCCGGTGCGTAGTCGGGCACGTCGAAGTCGACGGCCATGTACACCGGGTGAGTGCTGAGTCCGATGGAATCAGCCTGGACCTGCGCGTACTTGGCGTCGGCCACGCCAGCCGACCATCCTTCGGTAGCGCGGTCCGGCTGGCCGATGAGCTTGCGCTCCCACACCAAGCTGATGTCAACGCCGTTGGCCTGGAGGTCACGGACCTCGTTGCCGTCGATGTTGTTCCGGCCGGAGAGGCCGTTCGCGAGGTAGCGCACGACGAAGCTGTATCCGGCCTGCCGGATGGCCAGCCCGGATGGCCGGCCGGAGCTGAAGTCGAGGCCCAACCTAGGACTCATCGGCATCCCCTTCCCTCGCCGCATACGGTACGGGAAGGGGATGCCAGCTGGTCAGTCCCGATCGGTGATGTCGCCTCGGTAGGCGCGCCAGGCGAGTTCCACGGTGCCGGTGCGGCCGTGGCGGTTCTTCGCCACGATGAAGTGCACCACCCCCAGGTCGGTGGTGATTGTGCCGCCGCCGGGGAGTTCGTCGGTGGTGGTGGGCCGCCACAGCAGGATGATCCCGTCGGCGTCCTGCTCGATGCTGCCGGATTCACGGAGATGTTTCGCCTCGGGCGGGGCGTCCTGCGCCGCGCCTGAACGGTTGAGCTGGGCCAGCACCACGACCGGCAGGTGGAGTTCCTTGGCCAGCCGCTTTAGCGCGGCGGACATGGCCGCCACCTGCTCCTGGCGGTTCGGGCCTCCGACTGCCTTCAGCAGCTGGAGGTAGTCGACCACGATCAGCTTCAGGCCGTTACGCCGCTGGATGGTGCGGGCGGTCGCCTCGATGTCGGCCACGGTAATGCGGGGACTGTCGAGCACCCACAGCGGCAGGTTGTTGTCCTTGATCCACTTGCCGTAAACGTTCGCCGCACCGAGCACGCGGTCCGACGGCGCGAAGGACGTGAACTCGGTGAGCTCCTCGCGCAGGCCGCGCGCCATCCAGCGGTCCAGCAGCTCGTTGCGGCCCATCTCCGCGCTCACCACTAGCGTTTCGTAGCCCGACTCGGCCGCATCCCACGCCAGGCCGCCGCCGGCCAGTGTCTTTCCGTCGCCCGGCCGTGCGCCGAACACGTACATGGCACCAGGGCGCAGGCCACCGCCGTTGAAGATGCTGTTGACCTCGGTCCACGGCGTGGGGATCGTCTCGTACATCGGGCCGCCGGCCAGCTCGCCGAGGTACTCATCGACGAAGTCAACGACCTGGACGGCGTCGCTGTTCGGCGTGGCGCTGCCTTCGATGTCCCGCCAGGTGTTGCCGGCCTGCTCCATGAGCGCTTCGAAGGCGTCCAGGTCGCCATGGTCGGCCAGTTGTTGGAGCCGCTGGCCGAGCGCGCCGACGCGGCGCAGCTTGGCGGCCTTGGCCACGCGCTCGGCGGCGAGCGGAGCCCACCCGGTCACCGGGTGATCCACGCACTCGCGGGTGATGATGTCCATGCACATGCGCAGCTTCGGCCCGGACGCGGCGGCGGCCAGCGCGCTGTGCAGCTCGCCGACATCCAGGGGCTCGCCGGCGGTCGCGTACTGCCAGACCACGCGCCAGATCAGCTCGCGGGCGGGGCTGGAGAAGTCCTCGGGCTTCACGAGCCGCAGGGAGTCCATCAGGTCGGGCATGGCGTCCGGGTAGAGCGCGAGGCCCATGAGCGTCGCTTCGTCGTTCTCCTGCTGCTGCTGCCGGAGAACGACG